CGAGAAATGAAGAATATTCTGTATGCCCAAATAAATGTGTACAAATTGGCACCGCAACACCCGCAATAGAGGCACACATAGCCGCATCAATTAAAACATAACGAATAGCTGGCTTTTTACGCATAAACCCAAATCTTAAAAGAGAAATAAATAACGCCCAAAAAGCACTCTGTGCTGAGCTAGAGCTAAGATTTGTTTGCAACCAAGACCATATTAACGCCCACACATCAGGCGCTTTAATTGGCATATATTTTCTCCCGCCTGTTCTTTAGGCAATAAAAAAGCCCCGACCGTTTCCGATCAGGGCTGTAAGATTCTTTTGTGCGTTTGCTATGCACTAAAACCGCAACTTACCGAATATAGTACACTTTCACTTGCAAGTAATCAAGTGTTTTTATAATTTTTATGCAAAATCCATTCTTCGCACAATTTTTCAAAAGTGCGGTCGGATTTTGTGGTGTTTTACGCGTTAAAAGATATTTTTAATTTGCGTTAGTGATGGATTTTCTATTTGTTGTGCGAGCAGTTTTTCGCCCTCGTGTAAAAAATAAGAAAATTCACTAAGTAGGCTATTTGCACGTCTGGTAAGCTCGTTGCTTCGGTAATGGCGAGCTATGCCGAGTAAAGCAAATTGTTTTTCTTGATAGCAAATAACTTTCTCTGCCAGTTTTTGAGCCAGTTTTGCATGTTTCATAATGGCATCAAAAATATATTCAGGGATGATAACTTCTTCGCCTTTTTTAAATAAACCATCAAGATTTAGGGTAAGAAAGTGAATGTATTTAATGGCTTGAGAAAGTTGTTCTTGAGAAAGTTCATCAATGTGTTCGACGCCAAATTGTTGATGAATCAGTTGATAAACTTCAGAATAGATGAGCCCTTTTTTATTTACTAAGAAGCTGATGGCATTACGTAAGCCAGCGCGGTCATCAACGGTAGTTTTTTGTTGCGGTTGAAGTTGATATTTTCCTGTTTTACGAATAGTAGGTAATACTTCTGATGTAACCCATTTTCTAAAACGGTGTGGAATAGATCCTTTTTTCACTGCATCACGGCAACGTAAGATCAAAGTGTACATTCCGCTTTCGGACACCAATGCAAGGCTTTGAGCACCGTTCCCTGCCGACCCTAACTTTAAGTTAGAGTCGGTAGAAATCATTTTTTCATCATCGTCTAAATTTAAAATTGCCTTACTTGGGTTTGTAATCCCTAATGTGTCGCAAAGATCTTTTGCAACAAACCAAGGTTGATTGTTAATTACTAAAGCGCGGATAGAGTGATTTTCAAAATTGAAAGTTGAGAGTTGTTTAGTTTGAGTTGTCATAATAGATTTCCTTTTGATGGAAGTCCCGATAAATCGGGTGGTCGGCGGCTCAAAACTAGATCTATTAGCTAGCGGAGTTATTCCCTTGCGGTGTTGTATTCCTCGCACCGCCGACCATTGGTAAATAAATTATCTTTTTTTTGACCGCTTACAATGGGTTAAATAATGGCAAGGTTTAACTCACTGAATTTTAGGTACAAAAAAATCACGCTGACGGGGTGAATTGAGATAACCGAATAGATTTACAATGCTTTTTGAGAGCAAAAAAATGATAATAAAAAAGCCTATTGGTTGTCAATAGGCTTTCTTGTAGTTATTCACTTTTAATTTTGGGCGTTCGTCTATGGATTACAACTACTTTACTTTTTTCAGGATTTTTCTGCTCAAGCAATTCAACTTTCTTATATTCAATATTCGTTTCTCTTGCGAGTGCAATAGCAAAACGATATTCAGCATTAGCTTTGGAATTATGTTCGTTAATTTGATTTAATCTTTCTCTAGCTAGTTGCTTTTCTTCCGCAGTAATTAACCTCACTTTTGAACCATTAACATCTCTGATCCATTTTCTACGAACAAAACGTTTTAAATAGCTAGGTGAATCTAAATAATATCGCATAGCACCTCGAACCACTTTTGATAATTCATCATCACCAAGTACGGCAAGCATATCATCGATAATTGTAGGAACTAATGGTTTAGTATCGAAAAAGACATTTGGAAACCGTTCTTTTAACTTAGCTAAATTTGCTTTGATATTATCTCTTCGCCCCATATCTTACCCCATAAAAAAACAGCTTCCATTTGGAAGCTTTTTTGTTAAGGCTACGACACCTTGATAAAAATAATAATGAAAAATCCCCTTGGGTGTCAAGGGGTATTATCTATAATCCGACTGCTTTAACTAATGCTTTTAATCCATTAATTTCATTTTGGGTAAAAGAATACTCGTTATTACAAATCTTGATGTCAATCTGGTTTGCGTTTGCCAGTTGTTTAAGCTGTTCATTCGTAGGACGATAAATATTTAACTGTAAATAAAAATCACGAGTCGCCGTTAAACCAGAATTATACAGTTTTAAATTGAATTTTTTACCATCAACTAACCAGTGTGTTTCATCGCATTTTACAGGAGTTCGTCCTTTTTTAGTGATAAGTAACTCGTTATATTGTTTCTTATTCTTTATAACAGAGAATTTCTCTGGGACTATAGTTTGGGTATATTGACTACTTACAATTCCAGATACCTGCCACTTTATTTCACGTTCACCAGTGAATTTATCTGTCTTATCCGTAATTTTACCCTTTAAAGCTAATTCGTCTTGTTTTGCCCATTTTTCGCTTAGGCTTTCTTTCTTTTGTTGTTGTACGGCACACCCAGATAAAAACGCAACCATAACGCCAATCAATAATAGTTTTTTCATTTTGATGTTCCTCTCGGTTTAATAGATTTGCCAATTCTACGAAATACAAAACATTTATTTAAGTTTTTAATCAAAGTTTTTTCTAATTTTGTGACCTACATCTCAAATTCAGGATGACTTATCAAATTTTTAAATAAAAAATCTATATAGGTCTAATTTAGATCTATATAGATTTATTTATCCCAAAAACATAAACTTAATCTTCGCCCCAGTAAATGCACCTTTTAGGAATCTCACGCCCTTAGCACGCTCACGATACATACAAGCAGGGGAAATATGAAGTGCGGTACAAATATCTCGTTCATTCGCTTGCTGAACGTATAGCGCCATTAAGATTTGATATTGCAGCAAACTATCCTCGTGCAGATTCATAATCTGCTCCTCAATTTTTAAGCACTCGTCATCCGTTAAGAATCGAATGTGAGCCTTGCGCACGGTAGGTAAAACAGGAATAGAAATTGTGGTGCTTGGATATTCTGTGCCAATTCTGTCTCTACCCCAGCAATTACCCCACTTTTCTAACACTCTCTCAACGCTATACGACATTCTATTCTCCTTCCAGCTCTTTAATTTTTGCCTTGTAATGCTTAATCATCGCCTTGCAATCTTCAATCTAAGCTTATTCCAGTAGATTTCACTTCAAATCTATTTTTATACTTAGTAGTGGTGTGCTTAACTGCTGCATTTGGATGTGTTGAACTTGTCTCAAATAATGCTCTTTCTATGCTCCACCCATCTCTAATTCTTCTCAAGATTGTATTCCCAGCTACTGTTACGCCATCTTGTCTAGACCACTCTGCTGCAGTCATTGTTAGGCCATTAAAAGTTATTTTAGAATGACCTTTATGTGTATATTTAGGTATTAATGTGTGACTCCTCATTACGTTACAAGCTCGGCAAATTGGTCTAAGGTTTTCTGGCATGTTGTTGGTAATGTCATTATCAATATGATCGATGTGACAACTGCTCCAAGTTAGCTTGCAGCCACAAAGCTTGCAGTTAGGTAAATTATTTTGATAAATGCTATAAATCACAAATCTATGCTCATAAACATACCCATCGCTCATTGCTAATTGATGTCTTGGTTCGAAAATTAACTGATAACCCTTTCCATTGTGTCTTCTGTATTTTCGGATTGGTTTCGGAAGAAGATCATAAGTTCCGTTTCTCATAAATCTAAAATAGTGCATTTAGCAAACGCAATCAGCTTTATACATAGCCTCTCTGTTGCAACCATCAATCTTGCATTTCATTTTCTAATTCCTTGTTCTTCAATCTGTATAGTTTTAGTATTTCTTTAAGCTCAGAAATTTCCCATTTTTTAATTCGATGTTGATTTTCTTCCAACCACTCAACCTCTTGCTCACCAATCTTCTCGACTAGTCTTGGTCTATATCCATGTATATTTCCGCCACCTACGAAAAGATTGCATCTGATACAGCCAGAATGGATATTCCTTTCATCAAATCTTAAAAATGAGCTTCTTCCCTGCGGAATAAAATGAGATGCTTGAAAACTAGGTTTCCATACCGTTCCACAAGCAATACAAGGCTGCCCTTTATCTCTTAATCTGACGAACTTATTCACTTCTTTTTGAAGCGCTTTTAGCCAATGCCCTCTATCACCATCTAGTAATCTTTTTTTACGCTCTATCTGTTCTTGTTTTTCCGCTTTCTTTTGCCTTTTTCTTGATTGTTCTCGAGCTAATTTAATCGCACATTCAGGCGAGCAAACTTTCTGCGTTGAGCTAAAGGTTTTTACAAACGCTTTGCCACAAACTTTGCATTTATACTCTTTCGCCATTAGCCAAACACCATATTAAACATCACCCAAACTGCCGCAATACAAAGTACAATTTTTAACTCTAAAATCTCATCATCGTTTAAGCGTTTCATTTAAATCCCCATCTATCGTTAAATTTAACCCCGTTAGCAACGCCGTAAGCCGTGACATACTCGATAAGGCTCGCCATTCGTGATATGCTCATTTGAGCTGAACTTTCACGGATATTCACAAATTCACCCTCAAGACCTGGCACAACATCTGCTTTTTGATTTGTGGCGATTGCGTGACCCGAAATGAACAATACCTTCCATTGCTCCATTGTGAGCTTACGCCCCATAAATTCAGCCTGATTTGCAACATCTTGGCACATAGCGTGAAACTTGGCGTTTTGCTCAAGGTTTCGTGTTATCGCTTGGATTTTTACGACCAACGGCTTTTTATCGTCCGTTGGCAGTTCCTTGATTAAATCCAAGCAATTATTTTTAATGCGTTGATCACGTAAAAAGAAAGGTTTGTATTGGCTCATCACATCATTCCCAACGCTTGAATAACATCGCAATACTCATTCTTTGTACTCCACGCCTAAATCTTCCAACCCAAAATAACCGCAAGATTTTGTTCGATTTACTGCACTGAATTTACTTACCTGCGGAAACGGTATCGGCTCAATTAAGTGACCGTTACAACGAAAACGATCGTCATCCCATTCGCTGCTCGATATAAAATAATCTGGCGTATAAAAATCCTCTAATTCCGCACCGCACTTTGGGCATTTATAGCTTGTCATTGCAATGCTCCTTCATCATTGCCATCAAACTATCGCGCGCCCTATCAGCCTTCGCTTTATCGTAAAAACTTGGCTTTTCAGGAATCATTTTCGGAATATCCTCAAAAGGAAAATTCGACCGCACTTTTTCTGCCGCTTTTGTGAGTAATTTCGGAATAGCTTTCAACGTGTCCTCTTCCGATTTTTTCTTGCACTTTTCGTACAGATTTTTAAGCAACCAAAATTCCTCTTTTGAACGATATTGAAATTCATCCCGATTGAATCGGGCATAGCCTAAGAAAGTTTTATAACGTTGGTATAATTCCGCTTCATTCGGTAAACCCAATACGTGATAGTCTTCACTGCACCAAGCAATGAATTGCCCTACACTTGGGAAAAATGGGCTAGTCGATTTTGCAGCCAAATCAAGGCCATGTTTTAATTTCATCGGTTCAACTACGCCAGCCTTGAATAATTCCTCGAGCCATACTTGCTTAGTCTCGTTATACTCAACTTCACTAGCAAACGCCTGTTTCCAGGCAGGAAAGATTGATTTTAATCGGATAAACATTCTGTCAATCAAACGAACGGCATTGTCGGGAATATCTGATTTTTTAACCGCACTTTTCACGGCTTGCATCGGAATCACGTTTGTCATCTCAATTCCTCCGGTATCAAATCAGGATCGATATTTAGCTGTCTGCCGATTGCCCAAGAACCATCATCGGCAAAAGTATTCGATGATTGAGGTTGTTTAATGCTTTGCAATTCCTTGTCTTTCAAATACCAAGTAGCCTTGAACCCTTGCCAATTCCGCTCAATGGATATTGCCACCGATTCTGCAACTGATAGCCGTACTTTGTTTGCCTCTCTCAGAAAACCATTCATTGCCGTTTCTGTGATTGGCGCTTTTTTCGCTTTTCGGTGAGTAATGAAATCTTTTGCAAGCTGCCCTGTTATGCCAAACCGCTCAAGCAACATTTCGGATTCGCTTTTTTGCGTAGTTTTTTTAGGTTCATTGACTGGTTCTAAAGAGTGACTGGTTATGGGTGCAAATTTTTCACTACCCCCTAGTGCAAATTTTTCACTACCTAGTGAAATATTTTCACCACCCAGTGCAAAATTTTCACTACCTTGTTCAAGGTGTAAAAAGTATAAATTTGAGATGGAACCATCTTTATTTTTACGTTCTTTTTTGCTTACTAATCCCATTTTGATTAAATATTCAATGTGACTGATTGCACTACGTCGGGTCATCTCGCATTTATCGGCAATGTATTGATAACTAGGAAAACAAATTCCATCATCATTGGCATTATCAGCGAGTTTTAAAAGCACAAGTTTTCTAGCAGGATTGCCAACCTTACAATTCATTGCTTGAACCATTAATCGCATACTCATAGCATCAACTCCGAAGCATAATGTGACGCGATAAATTCAATGCCTTTGCTTGTTACACGTGTCTGAGTGTAATTGTGACCGTGTTCAGAGGTGCCTGTTTTAACCGTAAAAAGATCTTTGGTGTGTGCCGATTGATAAGGCAAAAGCACGCCCGATTGACGATACAAATATTTATCTTCCACCAAGCGATTGACCAATGCACGCTCAGGCATTTTTAAAATCTTTGCCGTCTCACGAAATGATTTACTCGTCCCCACTTCCACATAGTGATCAACAAAAGCGACTTTAGGTGCATTACGCTCTTTTTCTGCTTGTAACTGAGCGGATAACATCAACGCCTCAGAAAAAGATTGCGGAATAAGTGCGGTTGGTTTTTGTTGATTTTCCAACGCTTGCCAGCGATCGACCACCGCGGCGGTAAATTCAGGCGATAAGCGAGCGACAACAACAAACGTATCCCGCTTGTTTAACTCATAGTAATCAAACCATTGATTTCTATACTCAAATTTTAGTGGCTCAATTTGAGCGACTAAATTTTGTTCAATCAAATCACGAATAACACGTAATACATTTTTGTGTTCTTTATGTGTAATCTCCGCAATTTCCCGACTACTCATTGTCAAAATACTTGCGTTTTCTTTCGTCATCGTTAATAATTGATTCATCTGTATATTCCTTAATGAATTAGCCACGAAATTTCCTCGTGGCTTTTTTATTTACCCAAATACTTCTCACGTAACCGCTGATCAAAGCCTTGTGACGCAAGGAGTAACATTTCAAATTCACTTTTCTCAATCGCAATGTGCGTATCCGTATCAAAAACACCGAATTGACAGGCGGCGATAAAGTTAAATGTCTGAGTAAACTCTTCATTACTAATAAAGCGACTCAGTGTGCTAGACGCGGTTTCCATACCTTCTGCCACCTCGTATTGCTTTTGCTTGTAATATTTGTCGATAACCTGATCCGAAAGCACTCTTGCAGATCGCGTTAATTTATTGCGTGCCATTGCGTATTCCTGTTGGTAAATTAGCTTTGAGAAGGAAATACATCCTCGATACAAACTTTTGCTCCAAGTGAGTTCAGAGTTTGAACAATCTTCTGGGCAACACTTAACGATGGCGAACGCAATCCAATCTCATAATTAGCAATTCGTGGTTGGCTCCATCCGATATGGTTGGCTAGTTGTCGCTGAGTAATCCCAAGCTGTCCTCGAATCTGTGAAAGGTTATTCATTGATAAATTTCCTTTTGTGATTTTCTATAATCTATTTAATCACATAATGCCATTTCTATCAATCACAAATTGAAATTATCTAAATATAACGTAACGTGTTATTATTTGAACTAAAAGAAGGAGAAATTAAATGGCTACACTTGGCGAAAGAATAAAAGCGTATCGAGAACAGTTAAAAATCAGTCAAAAAGAATTAGCTGAGAGATGCAATAATATTGATACCAAAAGTGAGAATGCGCGTTGGGGACAACCGAGAATTGCTAATTATGAAAAAGGCAATAGAACGCCTGACCTCGAAGATATATCTATCATAAGTAAAGCACTTAATATCCTGCCTGAGGTTTTAGCCTTCGATTCAAACATAAGCGAGATCAAAGAGTCAATTTGTCGTTATCCATTATTAAGCCCAATCCAAGCAGGACTATGGACTGATATTAGATCGCTCGAAGGATTTGACGGTTACGAGATGATCCCAAGCACTGCCATCGCCTCTGAAAATTCCTTTTATCTACGAATTGAAGGGAAATCTATGCTCCCCCGATTCAACGAGGGCGATCTGGTTTTAATCGATCCTGATATTGTGCCAACGCCAGGAAAATTCGTGGCAGCAATTAATGGCGACAACGAGGCAACATTTAAACAATACAAAGAGCTTGGCACGAAAACACCAGAAGGCATACCGCACTTTGAGCTTGTTCCGCTTAATCCAATGTTCCCAACATTAAGCTCACTCAACCAAGAAATCCGTATTATTGGTGTGGCAAGGGAAAGAGTTGAAGTTTTGTAATTAAAATGCCAATCAAGGAAACCTGAAAAATTGGCTAATCTACCATAATTAATTTAGCGATAACTAAAAAACCACTTGACTTTACATGCTCAAAAAATCATACAATAAGGAATCAATATGACACAAAAACTTGGAAATAATATGACTCAATTAGCACTCGTATTTGAGGAGGGGACTTCTCTTTCATTTGACGATTTTGCGAAACAAAACGGAATTACATACTGGTATGCTTCTGATCTTGCTATGATGTTAGGGTATAACGATATGCAGGCGATTTTAAAAGCAATGAATAAGGCTTATGCTGTATGTAATAACTTAAATATTCCAATTGCAGACAACTTCATTCAGACACAATCGCCGAACACACCATCTGACTTTAAAATGACTCGCTTTGCTTGTTATCTAACGGTTATGAATGGAAATATAAGTAATCCAAAGGTTGCTGCAGCCCAAGCATATTTCGCTAAACTGGCAGATGAAATTCACACACTTTGCCAAAGCGCCGAAGAGGTGGATCGCGTTTACTTACGTGGCGACATTTCAGATAGAGAAAAAAGCCTGAGCCATATTGCCCACAAACACGGCGTGGAGAACTATGCTTTCTTCCAAAATGCTGGGTATAGAGGGATGTATAATATGAATATTAAAAGCTTAAAAAACAAAAAAGGACTATTTGATGACAAAGCATCACTGCTTGATTTCATGGATAATGAGGAGCTCGCAGCGAATATATTCCGCGTAACACAAACAGAAGCAAAAATAAGAAATCAAAATATTAAAGGGCAAAAAAATTTAGAAAATGCGGCTGAAACTGTTGGCCGATCTGTTCGTAATGTCATGATCTCAAATACTGGAACAGCACCTGAGGATCTCGCCCTTTCCCAAGAAAAAATTAACAAAATACAGTCAAGTATAAAGAAAACACATAAAGCACTAACAAAGCACGACAGCAAGAAAAAATAATCCTCTATTTGACAAACAAACCGCCTCACTGGCGGTTTTTTATTACTCAAATCTACCCTTGCTTAAATTCGCCAAATCTTGCTTATCTCCATCTCAATTTACTGCAACTCTCTAAAAATTCCCCCTCATCATACTTGCTTAATTACAACTAAAACTTGCTTACACTCACAAAAGCACCTCAAAAATCAACCGCACTTTTCTATTCTTGCTCATCTACTGATTAAAAAACAATCAATCAAACACTATTCTCAAAAATTTATTTCTTTAGAAATCAACAATATAATCACATTATGAAATTTTTTTAGATAAAAAATCACAATTTATATTGACTGCATTATTTCAA